TCAAAGCTCCTGTCCGATATCGTTGGTTAGCTTTGAGATATCGGACAGCGCTTGCTCAGATCGTGCCTTTGAATCGATCTGATACTTCACCAGCTCCTCAAACTCAATGCGTCGGTGCCTGTTGACCAAGCGACACTTCAGGCGTCCCTGCTCAATTTCCTTGATGACAAAGGGGCGGGACACGTTCAGAAATGCCGCAGCATCCTGGGTCGTGAGTTCCAGCTTCTGAGGCATCAGCACCATAGGCTCACGCTTGGCCATCTGTCGCAAGACGCTAGCAAAGAATCTCAAAGCCTTTGGAGGCAAGAGCAACTCTGGACAATCCTGCCCGCCATCATCAAAATCCAACTTCACCCTGATCTGTTCCGCTCGCGAATGATCAAGCGCTGCAACCAAGCACCTAGTGGCCGTCGCAGCCATCTCAGCCTCAGCAACGCTGGCAGGCTCTAGCACTTGTTGACTCATAACAACTCCTTAAATTTACTGGGTAAACATCCCAAACGAATTATTCGCAATAAACGCAGCTGATGCAAGTTCTTTGGTACCACAATGCAAACATTCAATCAAGCCACAGGAAAAAAGCAACTTATAAGTATCATATTTTGCTAAAAAGATCCTCTAAATGATCTTTTTAGGGTCTCCTAAACAGAGAATCTCTATCTCTGAAGCGTCAAATTGCAGCTTTGTCAAGCTTGTGTGCTCCTAAAGAAGAGGTCTAACGAGGCCGATCGCTTGCAAATGGAGGCTGCTTCACTTTTGCATACTCTCTGTCAAGCCAAGCTGACATCCCGCGAAGCGCCGCAGCGACAGCCGATGGATTGCGCCCGCATATCCAAGTCTGCGGCCAGCGGCTGAACTCCCCCTCATCCCACTGCTCCCCGCGCAACAGCATGGTTCCGTCCTCTCGCTTCTTCCAGACTTCAACCTGCTCCAGCGGGTAGGTCATGAGCTTCATGGGCTCGGCGCGCTTGTAGATCCCGGCCTGGTAGCCGTTGAACGGCGTAGTAGAGGAGATGACCATGCCCAATGTTGGCGCCCTGCCGACCAAAAATGTAGAGCACAGGTACGCGCCGCAAAACTGCAGCTGCAGCACGTACAAGTCCACGCCAACCCTTAGGCGCGCCTCAACATCGAAGTTGCTGCCAGGACTGACACTGCTCCTGTACCAGCCCGGCAGATCCGCCGGCTCAAATTTCCTGACTGCTTCCATAGCTCGCTCCATTTACTGTATAAATATACAGTCTTTTAGAGGTGTCTATGGATCAATCAAGATACGGGCGCTGGCACATCAAGAACGGCCAGGGGTGGCTGCAGACCACCGAGCACGAGCGATGGGATGGCATCAAGCCAGACTGCCCAGAGGCTATGCCCGTCTTGGGCACTATGATCCTGCACAGCACGCCACTGTCTTCTGATGCGGTGGCCCTTTATGAAAGCTTGGAGCCCGATGTCCCTTTCTGAACGCCGTGGTGTCGTCATTCGCCTTTGGCGGGAATGGCGGGAGCACGTCCGCGACCGCAATGACGGCTGGTTCCCCAGGTATGACACCGGCAAGCAGATCCACCTGTTTCATGAATACCTGCAGGCCAAGCAGCCTCACCTGCTCGACATGCCCAAAGAAAACCCATACCTCGTTATCAAGGCATGGGTTAGAGAGGACTTGGAGCTTTAGCCTGTCAGCTTGGCTGCTTCACCACTTCGGCTACAGCCTGATTCAGCAGGCGCATGGTGCTTTCGATCTCCTTGTTGATGGCCTTGACCTGGTCTTTCTTGTCCGGCAAGTCGCTGGCCTGCACCTTGCGGCGCAGCTTTGTCAGGTCAGACACTCGCTTGTCCGCCAGCTTCTCTACGCCGGCGGCCTTTGCCAGGGGCACATCTTTCAGGACCGCATCCACGTTCTCACCGCGCTCGACCCGTGCCTTCGCTTCCGCCAACGCCACATTGATCCGCTTGGTGTTGTCGTAGTAGGTGCCGCTCTGGCCGTTCATGCCGGTGGTGTTGCCGTAGACTCGGCCCGCCAGGAACCACTGGTGCGGTGCCAGCTCTTCCCCGGTGGCTGCGGCCGTGGCCGTGGCGCCCAGCTTGTTGGCTTCCCGCAGCACGCCGCCAAAAGCCTGCTCGACCAGGTACTGGATAGCCTCTGGCGTAGGGCTGATCGCGCCCTGCTCCCATTCGCTGCCGCCCGTGGCGGCATTGATACCTCTGGCCGCCCAGCGATATGGCAGAGCCGTAGCGTCCTTAACCCGGGCGTGGCCTGGCGTGGGGTGGTTGATGTCACGCACCTCCTTGAAGATGCTTTTGCCCATCCAGTCCTTGTTGGTGGCCAGCGCAATAGCAGGGTCCGCCCAGGTGGGGGTGAACATCTGCATCATGTTGTCCGACCCGCCAAATGGGTTGTAGGCGTTCAACGCGATGGCCGCCATGTCGCCCACATACTTTGCCCGGCTGACGGTGGGATCGTTGTGGAAAGCGGCATCGACCATCTTGCGGCCCAGGTTGGGCAGCACATGGAAGCCCAGCGGCATGGGGATCGTCACGTATTGGGTGCGCGACAGCGGAATGATGATGTTGCGCTCCTTGACGAATTCGGGAATCTTCTTCCATTCATCGTCGGCACCATCCCCGCCTCCCATCATGAGCTGGCCCATCAGCGCCATCATCACGCCCAGGCCTACCCCGCCAAGCGCAATCTTGCGGCCGGCCGGGCCCGTCATGGTCTGCAGCAGCCGGGCATTGCCCTGGATCGCCGCATTCAGAAACGCATAGTGGCTGCCCAGCACACTGGTGACGCGCCCCTTGCGGTTGAAGTTCACCGTGATGTTTTTGGCCAGGCTCGCGGCCTCCTGCCTGCTCAGGCCGTTATCCAGTGCTACCTTGTAGGTTGCCAGGCGGGTGGTCATCTCCAGCGACTCATTGAAATCGGACAGCACACCCAAGGCGAAACTGGCGCCCTTGGCTGCGGCCCCTTGGGTGCCTTTGTGCAGCTCCTTTTGCAGAGCCTTCAACCGGTCCGCCGGATCGCTGTACAGCTCGCGGAAGCCGGTGGTACCGCCGTCCAGCTGGAACTGCTCCATAAGCTGGGCCCATGGCCCGGCGCCAACGCCCTCTTCCCTGCGCTCGCGCCGCAGCTCGGCCCAGATCTTGCCGGTGTTCTTGGCGATGTTGGCCAATACGTCCTTCTGCTTGCCGGCCAGCTTGGTGTCGGACAGCTGCAGGCTGGCCCCCTGGAGGTCGCGCACAATGTTGAAGACGGAAAACACGGGGTTGTACTGTGTGTTCACGGCCGCCATCCAGCGCGTGGCGTGCCCCATGGTGCGGCTGAGCCAGTCCAGCTCGGTCGCATCCATGTTCTTCACGGCCAGCGCCAAGCGGGCTGCGCGCTCATTGCGCTCGTTGAACACCAGGTACTTGTCTTTGCCGCCAACACGGAAGGTTATGACGTTGTCCTTGAGGCGCGCGGCCGGATCCGCCACCGTGCGCACCAGGCCGGTGTCTTGGTCGAGCACCTTCTTCTTTGGCAGATCCAGGCCCCACAGACTTGCATCTGGGTTCTGGGCCGCCAGCAGGTACAGGCGCTTGACCACGTTGTTTTTCTCGCCCCGCGTCAGCGCAGCCTCGCGCTGCATCACGATGTGAGACAGGATGTTGGTCACCTTCTCATTGGAGCCGGTGCGCTTTTTGGCCGCATCACCCTTGGTGCTGAAGCCCTGGCCAATAGGATGGGCCTTGCTGTCGGCGTTCGCCTCATCCCGATGCAGGGGCACATAGTGCTGGTAGGCGTTGCGCCAGGCATTGAGCGTGGCCTTGTCCATCAGGCCATAGTCATCCAGCGTGCGCAAAGTGCCCTCGTTCATCTTGTCCACGCGCGCGCCCAGGTCCTCAATGGCTTTCTTGGCATCACCGGTGTAGCTGGCCAGGATCTTGGCCGCTTCCTGATCGCTCATGCCCGACAGTGAAAGCCGCTGGTCTTCCGTGCCGTTAAAGGCCTGAGCACCATCCCAGTCCGCCTTTTCAATCAGTGCCTGGCCCAGCGCCTTCTGGATGGCGACCGTAGCCAAGCCTTGAGCTTGAGCTCGCTGCAGCTGATTGCGCAGATCCGTCACGGTTTTGTCAGCAGCAGCACGCTTTGCAATCAGCTCGGCTTGGCTTGGGTTGCGTTCCGCCATAGCCTTGTTGGCTTCGGCAGCATGCCGGGCATGGAGGAAGCGCTCAAACTCCCCAATACCCACACCGGCATCGTTCATGGCCTTCATCAGCGGGCGCACCTCATCGCGCAGGAAGTTGGCCGCACGCTTGGCCACGCGCTTGTGGTACAGCTCCTCGCCACGGTAGGCGTCATTGGTTTCTGACACCGTGCCGTTCAAGGCTTTGATCTGCTCCTGAATGCGCTTGAGGTCGATGAACTTGTCTTGCCAGTGGTAGAGCCAGGTATCCACCTTCGACGGATCCAGCAGGCTGCGAGCCTTGGCCTGCAGTTGGGCCAGCTTGCCGTTGCCGCCCTGCGGTGCACCAGCAGGCGCTGGTGCCTGGCTGAATGCCGGCGCCGCACCAGCCTTCACCTGGCCAGAGGCCTCGGTGTTGCCGCGCACCACGAAATCACGCGCCGGCAGGATGAAGGAATGGATGATGTCCGCATCGGTGAGCTGCATTTTGGCCAGGGCCGGCACGTTCTTGCGCAGCCACTGGCGGACGGCAGCAATCGCGCGCTTCACGTAACCCAGTTCAGGATGCGTTTCGGCCATTTCAGCCAGCACCTCCTCGGCGGCCATAGAGCGTTGCGCCTGGTCGGTCATGTCCAAGCCGTACTCTGCCGCCTTCTTTTTCACCTGCGCCGCGCGCTGGCTGGCCAGCTGCTGCAGGATCGGATCGAGCTGCGCACCAAATACGTGCTTCAGCCCGTGGTGGCCCAGGGTTTCATGGAACAACACGCGCACCACGTCCATGGGGGTGTGCAGCTGGCTCGCCACCAGGTAGACCTTGCCCTTGTAGTAGAAGCCCTCCGGCACCCCCTCTGCGCCATCGCTACGCATGGCAGCGTCGTAGTCGCGCACGGCCTTGGGCACCTTGGCGTCTTGCATGTCGCTGGTGACAATCACCTCGGGCGCATTGGCCCAGCCTTTGACAAACCCGTCAACCACTCGCTGCACGCGCGATGTGTCCTGCGCACTGGTGGCAGTTTCGCCACGGCTCAACACCGGCCCGTCTGTGGAATCTGCTTTACGAGCCTCAGCATTTTCCCCTTCGGTTACCATCCGGCCTGTTCCCTGCTGGTTTTGCAAGGCTGTACTGGGCAATTGGAGCCCAGAGGCTTTCAAGTCGACAGGGGATTTCTGATTTGAATGCTCGCTGCCTTGCTGGTTGGGCACAGCTGCCTGCTCGGCATTGGCAGGTGGGTTCGCCTTGCGGTAGCCTGCCAGCTGCTTATCTGTTAAAATTTTCTTCGTTCCCGGTTTATTTTGGAGTACCGTATTGGGCAATTGCAGCCCAAGCCGTCCCAGGATTGCCGGGAATTTCTTTTGGTCAACAAAGCGGCCAAGACCTGCGCGCAGCCAGTGCAGGAATGGCGCTTGCCCACCAGCGTCATAGGCGTTCACCAGCACATGCACCGTGGTGCCCGCGCGCGAATCGGTGGAATTGGGCTGCACGATCAGGCGCACTGGCGATCCATTCACCAGGTCAGGCGCGATCAACACCAAGCGCCCAGGCACCGTATCCGAGTCAAAAACCGCAGCAGGATTATCCAGCCACTCGGGAATCCTCTTCCACTCTGCCGCCGTCATGTTGGGGTGCTTGCTTTGTCCGGCCAGCACCTTGGCCTCGGCCAGAATGACCGGTCCGTTACCCATGCCCAGTAGGCCAAGCATGTCAGAGCTATCAAGCATCCGCACGCCCTTCATGTTGGCCTTGCCGCCCGAAAATAGCTCGTCAATGCGCGCCTCGTAGTTCTGCTGCGTCGCACTGCTACGGCTGAAACGAATGTCGGGGTTGCTTGGGCTGAAATCACCATTGTTGCCCGTGGCGCTTTTCACCTGCTCGGGTTGGAAGGCGACCAGTTCAATGGCACCTTCGCCCATATCCATGACCACGCCATCATGGCCCTGAGCCTTGACGCGAGCAGTAAACGCTTCACTCGCTGCCAGGCCGCCATCCCTGATCTGCAGCTTTTCCGCCCGTGTCGCAACATAGGGGTTGCGCACATTGGCATAAAGCGGCATCACAATGGGTCCATGCTTACCCCGCTTTTGCTGAGCGTATTGCCCTGCAATGAAATCGTCGTTGGTGAGGTAGACCCCATGACCCAACCAGCCATGATCCTTGCGATTGGGATGCTTTACGTCGAATGAGGCGATGTCGTCACGGGTGCCGTGGTACAGCCGAAGCGGCGTTCCACCCTCTCCCGTAGGGCCGCTGGTCCCATTAAACGTCGCGGCGTTCCCAACGACAAGTACGCCTGCATTTCCGCGATCAGCATTCGCGTCCACCCCCTCTTGTCCCGCTCGTAGGAGTCGAAGATCGCCTGCTCCTGTTCCGGCGTCCATTGCGCTGTCGGCGCGGGTATTGTTTTTAGAGGCTTCATGTGCAGCATTTTGCCAGTCTCCATACCACTGCATGAAGGCCGGCGTTTCAATCTGGTCCGCGACCTTTGTGCCGCGGCTGAACATCGGTGCCTGCCCCTGCGCCGCAAGGGTGTCGGCCACCCGGTCGCTGCCCGTCAGCGCGAAGCGATCGCGCTCTGCATCGGCTTGAGCCCGGCTGGCGTCTACAGCATCCGCCTTGGCTTTAGCTGTTGAAGCCTGCTCCTGTGCCTCCTGGCGGGCTTTGATCTCTTCTGGCGAGTAGCTGGATAGCTCCAGCTCGGGCGTTACGGTGCCACTGCCGTCTTGGCCAAGTCCTTCAGCGCCTTGCCGATCTTGCTGTCCGCCGGGATCTTGGGCATCTTGCCCTTCGCTGCGTCGGCCAGTTTCAGCAGCGCTTGGCCCTGCTCCACCTGGTTCTTGTCCTGGTGCTGGTTGCCCTGCTTCATCAGCACGGCTGCCAGCAGGGTCGCTGCCAGCGGCGACTCGCTCGCCTTGCGGGGTTGGGGACTGGTCTTGTCGGGCTGTGGTTGGTTCATTTTGGGGTTGCGCGGGCGCCGCGCTCAAAGCGTTGAGAATTTCGGCAGGGCCGACCTGTTCACCAAACATATCACCGCCCACACTGGTTGCCAAGGCGGCAGCCATGTATTCGCGCAGCGACTCTGTCAGTCGTTCCCGGCCTGTGGCGCGGGTGAGATAGTGGCCGGTGTACAGCAGGCGCAGCATGCCCACAGTGAGAGGGTCCAGGACATCGCCCGTCACCATGTCCACCTGGTTGATCGCGTCATGCAGTGAGCCACGCTCGCGCCGCGCCTTCTGGACCACACGGATTGCCTGCAGCAGGTTGGCCGTCACGTCCACTTCGGGATTGATGGCCCCGGCCTCGACCGAGCTGCGCAGGTTGGCCCATTCGCCGGCCACGTCCTTGAGCGCTTCGCCGATGGCACGAATGTCGTTATCGGTGGAGCCAAACAGGGATTCAACCAGATCACCATCGCCGTAGGCCTTGTGCACCAGGCCGGCCTGCAGTCGGGTCACGCCGGCGGGCGAGAGCGCACCATTGGCGTCCATCATCCCAGCCACATCCTGGCCAGCTGCCTGCAGCTTGCCGATGAATGCGCGGGCAAAGTCTCGATTGGCCGCGCTGTCGAGCGCGCCAGTAGCGAACGCATCCACCACCGAGTTATCCATCAGGGCAGCATCCGTGGCTGCCTGCTCAGACGCGGATAGGCCGAGGGCCTGGCTTTGGCTCTTGGCGCCCATGTTCGTGCGGTTGTCCCCTTCGCTGTACACGCGCACCAGCATGGGGGCCTTCATTCCCTCGATGACCGCCGGATCAATGCCGTGCATGTCGCTGTCGGCCATCAGCTCGCGCTTGTAGCCCTCGGCCGTGCCCCGCTCATACGCCGCGCGCAGGCCCGCAGTGCGGCCGTTGTTCAGAGCCTTGACGGTGCCAGGATGGACAGAATCAAACAGCGGGTTGACGGCGCCGTCCGCGAAATTGGAGGGCTGCACATCCGCCGCCTCCATCACCGCGTACTGGAAGGGCACGCGCTGGCCGTCGCTCATCACTGCAGTGTCACCGCGCCCGGTGGCCACCGCTGCCTGCGCTTGGTCGCCCACAGCAAACACCATGGGTGCGCCAGACTCTGGCGAACGGGAGACGCCCAGGCGCATGTAATCAGGATTGGCGGCCATGCCCTGCATCTGGATAACAGAGGCCGGGCGGCTGCGATCACGGTTTTGAATCTCAGCCTTGGGCTCGCCCGCTGCGCCAGTGCCTTCCGCATCCTGACCGGCCCGGCTGATCTTGAGGGCATCCCAAGACGCCTTCAGCTCGTTCCATCGAGGGGTGCCCTTCTTGAGCTCGGACACGCGCTCGCCCTGCTCCAGCACAAACTGTGGCCAGGTGCGCGCCGTCGATTCCTTGGCGGCAGATTCGACGCCTGCAGCTGGTGCTGGTGCAGCCTCATTTTCCGCTGCAGCCCGCGCTGCGCCTTGCTCTGACCCTGGTGCTGACACCTGGTCGACGGGTACACCAATGGCCTCGGCATCCATTTCTTGGGCGCGATCGACAGCAACTCGCTCGGCCAGTGCCTGGCGTTCTGCGTCCTGCGCAGGATTCAGGCCCGTGGTGCTGGCTTCAAGCTCCAGTTCAGCCAGGCGCGTCTCAGCCAGCTCGGCCGACATGGTTTCAGGTGCACCATCTGGATTCCGCGCTCGCGCAACATCCTCAGGCACGCCTGCGGGTGCAGGCTGCGCTTGGCTATCAGGGTTGCCTGCCACCTGGCCTTCAGCCTGGGGCTGTGCAGGTGCTGGGCTGACTGGCGCAGTGCTGGCCGGCGTAGGCGCGGCCACATTCCCGCCGGTATCTGCAGGTGCTGCAGGTGCTGGTGCTGCTGGTGGTGCACCTGGTGCAGGGGCAGCATTGTCTACTTGCTTACCGGCGGCACGGTCGGCCAAACGGTCTGTTACACCCGACACCACACCGCGACCAGCGCCGGGAGCAGATCCGCCCAGCGCGCCCAGCACAAAGTTTGCCGCCGAGTCCTCGCCTACCTCTTTGTTTCCGGCCACGCTCTTGATGCCCAGATCAGACGCAATGCCTTCGCTCAGCTCCTGCGTTCCCTCCTCCAAGCCTGAAACCGCTGCGCCTGCTGCCGCCCGCCCGATAACCGACTTGCCGGCAGCACGTGTGAGAAGCTTGTCAAAGCCGCCCGTCACCAGCTTGCCGGTGAATCGATCACCCACAGCCGCAACCACTCCTTGCAGTAAGCCCGCTGAATCCTGCGCCTTATAACTAACAATTTGGCGGGCCTCCGCTGGCGATGCTCCAGCGTCAAGCATTCGCTTGTAGAGAGGTGAATGCTCCAGTAGTTGCGCGTCGGTCTGGTTGGCAATGAACTCACGGGCATTGTCCACGCCCTCCCCTGCCGCCATTGCGCCGCCAACGGCTCCGGCCGCCGACGGCCCTGCTACCATGGCACCGGCCACTACCGGCAGCATTGATCCAAAAACATCGGCACCCTGCATCAGGAATCCGCGCACGCTCGGATCTTTGCCCCAATCAATTTCACCTTTGAGCAAGTTGCCAGTGATCTGGGAGTTGGCCACCGCGTCCTGCGTTGCCTGACTGGTGGTTTTGTTGATGTCCTCCTGGGTATTCTTGCCCGCCTTGGAAATCGCAGCAGCGCCTGGAATCAACACACTAGCTGCCGTGCGCTCTGCCATCACATCAGCCTTGTCTACATCGGACTGCGTTGCAGCCTTCCGCCCGCGCGGCGCGAACTCACCCACAGCGCCCAACAAAGGGTTCATAGCCGCAGCCGACTCATCATCAATCAGAGCATCCGTCTTGACATTTCCACGGCCAAAAGAACGCGCACCAGACTCCACGGCCTCAGGGATGCCAGCTACTCCACGAACTGCAGCACCGATTGCGCGCTTCCCACCATCAGACAAGACTTCGGAGAGGGTCGAGAAGAGCCCGTGCTCTTTGGGCTTCTTCACGGGCGCCTGGGCTGACTCAGCCAATGGTGAAGATTCCCACCACTTATCCCCATCTGGTTGCTGGGTGTCTGCCATTGGCGAGGATTCCCACCATTTTTCTTCAGCCATGCTTCACTCCTTATCTACCAAAGAGAGTGGCAGGCTTGGCACCGAGCCGGCGGATACACTCTGCTACACTCGCCGTCAAAAATAGGAGGTGAGTGATGCGCGGTTTCTGGTTGGGTTTTTCTACGCTTGCTGCTGCCAGCCTTGTTGGATGCGCAAGCACAGCCACATGGCAGCATCCAGCGAAGGCTGGTGAAGGTCACGATGGCGCAACAATGGCCCTTGCCGATTGCGAGAGCTACGCAGCGGGCCGCACCCCAATGCCAAAACTTCAAGGCTACATGCCTGTCCCTGCGCCCACCTCTTACAACACCACGGGCACCTATACAAATTACGGAAGCTATGGCAGTTTCCAGGGGACCACTACCGCAAATAGTGGCTTCGCCTCCGGATACGCTTCTGGCGCGAACATGGGAGCAAATATCGCCAATGCATATGCGCTCTCTGCGGCACGCGATAAAGAGGAAAAGCTGACTGCCGCCTGCATGCGTACTTTAGGTTGGATTGATACCAGCTCGCCGGAAGGCCTGGCAAAGTTCAAACAAGCTACGTCTCAACTATCTCAGGCCAAAGCAGCTCCTGAGAAATCGGACTCCGCAGATAAGTGGAAAACTGAAGTCCAGACGTTCATCGAAGTTGAGGCTGCTCGACCTGGCGGCATTGACTACCGCAAGGACAAAGAAGCTCAAGAGTTATTTGATAAATACCTGAAACAGATCGCCTCTGATCCAAAGAGCAATAACCAAAGCGGAACTTGGCTGCTTATAGAGTCGCATAAACAGGTAGTCTCCACCATGGCGCAGAAAAAGCGCTGGCTTGATGCTTTTCAGGTTGTCACTGATTTAGACAGTGCTCGACCTGATCGACTTGATTATGAGAACAGCTCCGCTCGATGGAAGCAGCTAGATAAGCACATCAATGCGGTGATGGCTGATCCGGCCAACCAAGGTCAGTCGGAAATCAGCATCACCCTTCAGGCGAACAAAATGCTTCGCAAAGAACTTGGCATGGCCCCATAACTATGGCTTGATGCGCACGGCCCCATTGGGATCGGTGTAATGGCTGCCGCTCGCCAGCTTGTCGAACTCCGCTTTGCTGGCAATCTTGGTAGGCTGCTGCTTTGTGGCTTCACCCGCTCGGCGTTGCTTTGAGTCCACGCGATTAAACTCCTGTAGAGCACGGTCCTGATTCTTAAACTGCGGGTTGTCGGCCCACCAATCAATGAACTTCTGTTCCTTGGCGGCATTACGCTTGATCGACTCCTTACCCGAAAGCGGATCGCTCAGCACCTCGCCAAAGGACTTCTGGATATCCACCGGGTTGAAGGTGTACTTCTCGCCCTTGTCAGCCTGGCCTGGCAGATCCATGACGCCGTAGCGGATCGCATTCTTCTGCGCATCAGAAAGATTGGGGTTTTGCTCCAGGGCCAACTGCACGCGCGCATCGGCACGCTGTTGCTTTTCCGATCGCTCACGCGAATCATTCGATGCTGCCCGTCCAGCTGCTACACCAGCGCGCGCATCTGCTCTGCGGCTCAGCTCCAGCTGCGCGTCGGCGCGCTTGTCTGCATGGTCGGCCCGTGCGTCTTGCTTTAGCTTGAGCTGGTTGCTAAATTCGTCCTGGGAGTATTGGTACAAGGCAGACGGGTTTTCCAGGGATTGCAGCATGGCCATGGCCTCGCGCTTGTCCTTGGCCAGCAGGGGCGACATGGGCTGCCCATCAATGCCGGTGCGCTGCATCACCAGCCCGCCATCCTTGCCCGCCTCGATGCCAGTCACCTTGGCACCGCTAGGGACAAACCGGTTGTAGAAGTCCGCCACCGCGCCATAGTCGCCACTGGACAGTGCGGCCATGGCTGGGCCCAGCGCCTGCTTGCGCTCAGCTCCATCCATCTGGATCTTGGTGTATGCCGATGCCAGGTTTTCCTTGAAGGCAGATTGCGCCTCCTTCATGTGGCCAGCTGCAGCGTAGGCGTAAGCGCGCTGCTGGTTCGCCTTCATGTAGTCGTCAGCAGTGGGCGCGCGCTTTTTCCCATCCTCGCCCACAAGGCTGGCATCGAAGTCTTGGCCAAGCTTGGTATCCAGGGCTTCCACCGCGTCCTCTTTCGCCCAGGACTTCTGCTCGCGCGCCTGGCGGGCTGCCTGGTGGTCGCCCTCGCGCACCTCACGCTTCATGCGCAGCGCAGCCATGGGGTCGCTCTTGCCGATCACATCGGCCATGGCCAGCATCTTGCTGTTGTCGACCTGGGCCTGCGACATGGTGCCGGCGGTACGCTTGCCCATGAAGTCGGTGATGCCTTGCATGGCAAAGGACTTCGTGTCGCCTGCATCATTGGTGGCGACATAGGCGTTTTTGGCCTGGTCAAAGTCCACCTTGTAGCCCTGGCCGGCCAGTTTTTCTAGCTCGGCTCCGGTATCTGCTGTGTATCCGGTGGAGGTCTCTGGCTTGGCCTCGGCAATTTTTGCCAGTTCCCGGCGCTGCTCCGCGTCTTCAAACTGCTTCTGCATGCCGCTGAAAATTGATTGCCCTTGCGCGAAACCGCGCCCAAATGCATCGCCTAATGCCATGATTCGCACTCCTTCAATTCAGTGTCCAATTCCTGCAGACGCTTGCTCAGCTCTGCCCGTATTTGCTGCAGACTAACTTGGTACTGCTGCACCTTTTCCGGGTGAAGCTGCTTGAGGTACTGCGCTTTGCCGTCATCCCACCAGGCGCTGCAGTGCAGGCACTCGGGGGCGCTGATGGCTTTGAAATGCTCGTACACCTGGCTGATGGGAGCGCCGACCTCCTGCAGGTAGTCGAACACCTGGGCATGGCTCCAGTTCAGCAGCGGCAGCAGCACGTCGTAATGTTCCGTGGCCCCATTCGCGGGCACCTTGCCGGTGTCGGCCAACTTGGTTCCACGGATCACCAATTCCACGCCATCGGCCAACATGCGATCGTGCATAGGCTTCATCAGGTTGTGCCAGCAGCAATCGAAGCGGCCCACCAGCTGGGTGTTGGTCATCGCGTACTGCTGCCCCATCCAGGTGGCTTGCGCTGTGGTCACATCCGAGGGCATGCCGTGGGTGCGTTTCCAGGCCAGCACATCGGCCTCGATCACGCGAAAATCTGGCACCCATTGGCGCACCTGCTCCACCACCGCCAGCGTCTCCGGGATGGTGTCTCCCGTGTGTGTCCAGTAGACCGGCAGGCCAGCCAACACCCAGGGCTTGAGGAGGTAGACGCATGCCAGCGAGTCCTTTCCGCCGGAAAATTGCAGCGCGCACCGCCTGCCAGACAAAAGGGCATCCACCTGGCCCACGTCGAGTGCATCGGCTCCAGTCGTCATATTGCGATTGCCGCAGACATGCCTACGCCCAGCAGCGTGCCCGTAGTTGCACCGGAGGAAGCCTGCGATTGCTGGTAGGCATTGGACTGCTGGCCCCACATGTTGGCTGCGCTGTTGCCAGCATTTCCCGCCATACCGGCAGCCTGGCCGTAGCCGGAGTTCAAGCCCGCCAACCCGGTGTTTGCCACTGATTGGCCCATGCCTCCATAGCCTGCCGTGGCGGCCGTGGTCTGCATCCCCATTGCCGGGTATCCCGCCAGCGCATTCGACGCACGGTCGGTCAGCATCTGGCCTTCCTGCCGCGCGGCCGTGCGAGCGCCGTTCTTGGCAGAGGCGGAAGCAAGTGCCGTGGTGGCTGACAGGGCATTCGACATCGAACCATATTTGCCATCGGCCGGGTTCACGCCCATGCGCGCCATCTCGGCCGCCTGGGTGCGCTGCGCGCTGGTGTATGCCTGGGACACGTCGGCCGCTGCCTGGCCTGCCAGCTCTTCGCGTTTCGCTTCCGTGTTGAAGGCCTTCGCGTCCTGGATCATCGTGTCCTGCAAACCGGTCAGCTGATCGCGCCGCCCGATTGCATACTCGCGGTCGGCCTGCGACTGCTCCCAGGACTGGCGCGCGGTATCCAAGGCAAACTGCGTTTGCTCCTTCTGGACCGGCGCCATGTCGTTGGTGTTCTGGATGATCTGCCGGATCATGTCATCCTGAACTCCGAGGTTTCTGACCTGGGCCTCGACCAGGCGCGGGTCAGGCGCCGGCGTGGAGGTGCCGCCCTCGAAGGTCATTCCGCCCGGGCGCGGGCGAAACGCATGCTCGGGGAGCATGTCCCATTCAGTTTTGTGCCAGCGCGACATGGTTTCGTCTCCAAAGGGTGCAGATCACCACATCCCCGTTGGGCGTGGCCTGCTTCAAGGTTGCTTCTTCCACCGCGCCAAGCCGGCGCGCCAGATTCCGAAGTCGGTGGTTCGAGGCCTCCACATATCCCCGAACGGCCTGCACCTTGCAGACCTTAAAGGGATAGGCGAGAAAGGCGCGCAGGAACGTGCGAGGGAGATGGCCGTCATCAATGGCCACATGGGCCCAGACGCTCACCCCGTTGTGCTGCTCAAACACTGCCCCGGCCACAAGCGTGCCGTCGCGGGACCAGCCAATCCCTACGCCGCCTTCCAAGCGCAGAAGGCCCGGCATGCGGGATCTCAGATAGTCGTAGACCTCATCGGCTTCAAACACCAACATGCAGCGAGGGTGTCAGGCTTGGCACGAGGCAACCCACAAAATGCTCGCGAAAGCGGGCATCATTTATAGCCGGTGCATGGGCGCAACGACTAACAGCTGCGATAAGCAGCAAGCAGACTAGCTACTTGCCGCCTCAGGATGTTCGCTAGCTAACAGGGTCTCTACACCACTAACCCAAGGGATTGACATTGGTTACAAAAAAATGCAAAGTCAACGCTTTACCAACAAATTGCCATGAAAAAAATCCTCATTTCAACATTCATTCTTGCCTCGTTTTCATCGGTCACATACGCTGCAAATACACTCTCTTGCGATATGTTTTCAATGCTGACAGGCGCATCAGCCATGTTAAGAGATCAAGGTCATTCAAAGAGCGAAGTGAAAAAAACTCTTGCCAAGAGTGGAGAACTCACCAAAGATGAAATAAACACGATAACCACTATCGTATTCGATAAAATGAAATCCAAGTCTCCCACAGAAATATCCACATTAATAGACGAATCATGCAAATCAAGAAAATAATCGCAATATTCAGCCTAGTTTTAGCAACAGGCGCTCAGGCTCAGATAAATGATAAATCAATGCTGATTTCATGGAGAAATCATTCAGAGTCGCAAAAAACAGAATTCATAAAACGATTTTCCTCTGCATGCAAAACGAAATCATGTGCTGCATACAGCATACGAAAATGCGTTGATGAAGTTGCGCGCCCTCCAATACCGGAGGAAGCGAGAAAAGACACTGCGAGAACAGTAGTGCTTCTATGTATAACTCATCTAAACTCTCAACTCTAATTGAAATAAAATCTCCACACTGCCAAAGCCCCTTGCGTGACGAAGAAGAAAATCCAATTTAGGCTAATGTGGAGGTAGGGGCCAAATTATTGAGTATGGGTCCCGTGAAGATGTTATGTCACGCAGCGCAGCGCGATACTCCAGCCAGGCTTGGCGCTCCTCCTGAGGGGTTGGGGCATCCGGCAAAATCCGCCAATCGCAGGCGGTCAGCAGCTTGTCACGCTGGTAGCGCACCTTTTCCCACTCGGCTGCAATGTCAATAGCTGGGCCATCCCAGCAGCACCGGTCGACGTGCCATCGATGCGACATCGAGGGTGCATCAGCTGGCACGAAGTTCTTTGGCAAGCCCAGCCGAAGGCGTGCACCATGCTGCGCCCGGTAAAACTTCAGCTCGGCGTCATGGTTGTAATGGCCGGAAGCCACCATATAGCCCTCATCATCGACCACGTAATAGGACTTCATCGTTTGGCTCCTGTCATGAATCCACTGAGGCTGCCAACGCTGCAGCCCGTTTCACCGGAGAACTGCAGGGTGACGGTGTGCAGGCCGGGGCCCATAGGTGAGGAATACCCATGACAAACCGTTGTATAGGCAAGGTCAATGGCATGCTCTGACATCAGCACGCCGTCCACCCAAAGGCGCGTGCCAGCTGTGCGCCACCCTGCACCGTAGGAGACATAGCCGGTCACCAGAATGGTCACAACACCAGCCAGATCAAGGTTGATGGCCATCGTGAGCACATCCCGCCAACTTCCCCAACCCACTCCCGCAATTGGGCCGCGCACCATCGCTGCTGTGGGAACCGTGACCGCGTTGCCGCCGATCTCCAAAGTGCCGATGGCCGCTGACCCAATATAGGCTCGCGTGATGGCCGCCACATCCATGAAGTTGGCGATGTTCCCGGAGCCCATCTTATTGAGCCGGTTTACGAAGTCCCAGGTGTTCATGGTGGTGCCATCGGGCAGTTTCACCGTGTTGCCAATGACGGCGCCGGGGGCGGTGGCCAGGGGTCCCAATCCTTCGACCTGAGTAGCCTTCAGGTTGCGCAGCCAGGTGGCGTCCAGCCCATTGGCATCCAAAATGATCCTGCCACTGTTGTCCCGAACAGTGAGGCCATTGGTATTCACCTTGCGCGCGGCCACTGTGCCGTCTACCAGCAGATCGCCATTGAACACGGCTGCAGGTATGGTCCACGATGAGCCCATCCAGTGTCGGGTTTGGGTGAAGCTCCCACTGGTGATGGTCACCGCATCGCCGATCACCAGATGGTTGTTGTTGGGTGCGCTGCCGCTATTGCCCAGGCTGGCCCATACGGCCTGCCGTGCGGTGGCATCGCTCCAGGCGAACCCGCTGGCCGACAGCATCACCGAACCGCGCATGCCGTCGCTGAGCTTGCGCCCGGTGCCGTCAACCCGCATGTTTCCCTTCAGATATACATTCCGCTGAAAGTAAATTCCCTCGGTATCCGTACCAAAAACCAGATCTTCAGGGCGCGGTGTTTTCAGCATACCCCCTGAGTAATTGGATGGAACAATTGCGAAGGCTTCGGCCATGATGATGAATGCACTGGAGGTTTTGCCGTTCACCTCCTCGGCCGCGAGACCATAGCCCGCCAGCGCCCCGCCCGCCTGCACCTTCATTGTGTACTGCGCTCGCAGGCCTTCCGTGTAATCGGCAATTACCGTCATCTCCTGCTCCAGGCTGGCACGGCCAGGGCGGCCGTCCTGGTAGTAGTTGCCCAGGGAGGCCTGCAGCTGAAAGATGTTGGTGGCCACCGCACGCTGTCCGTCCGACCAGGCCGCCTGCATCTGGCGCACACCGGCGGCGGCCTGTCCCAGGCTGGCCGTGGTCTCGCGCACAAACATAGCCAGGCTGCGCTGGTTGTTCTGGATGATGGTTTCGACTTCCTGGATCGCCGCCCCACGCTTGGCCGCCTCATCGGCGATATTGCGCAGCAGTACCTCCCGCATCTCTTCGGCCAGGTGGTCGAAGCGCGTCGGGTCATCCAGTGTTTTCATCAAGCTCTTGAACAGCTTGGAATCGAGTATGGACTGCGCAAAGCGCTCGATCGCCACCGTGGCCGATAGGCCGCCGCCCAGATCAATCACCGCCTCGCCGGGCCCGGCCACCTTCTCTTCTTTCAGTATGGTGATGGCTTCCGAGCCCGTGAATTCCTTCAGCTCGCGCAGGGTGACAGCGCGCTCCATCTCGTTGCCGCGCTCACCGCTACGCACCTGCAGGTGCTCGGTCACGGCGCTTACCCAGTTGCTAAGGCCTTTGTCGGCCAGGCTCAACCGTGGCAGCGCGGGCAGCTTGGCAGGCCCGGTATCTCGTTTCACGCGGTTGTTCATATGGCCTTCAGTTCATCGCTGGTTGAGCACAGCACTACTGTCGTTGCACGGGCAGCGCCTTGGACCTCCACCTGGTGCTCCAGCCATCGGCCGGGTGGCAGGCGCTGCGGCTGCAGATTGGTGAAGGTGGCCGTGTGCCGCAGCTCCCCATCCCCCCAAAGCCTCACGGTGATCGGGTTGGTGGGCGTCTGATCACCGTAGACCTTGGCCCAGGCCAGAATGGATTGCGCGCCCTGGGTGGCTACGCCAGTCTTCCAGCGGCCCACGCGCAGGGCCGTGCCGGTGTAGCACTCCATCAGGTCGGTGCCGCTGGCCACGTACATCAGGTCATTGAACTTGTCGACCCATGCCGCAGTGCCCGAAAGATCCACATGGCCCAGCTTCCAGCCATCCTTCAGGCTAAAGGCCAAGCAGCCGCCGCCGCTGCCCCTGTAGAACAGGTAGTAAACCCCTTCGTGCTCCACCGCGAACATGCTGGCGGGCTGCAGCGCCTGCCACTCGTCGCGGTTGATGAGGTTCCGCGTCACAACCTCCACCCCGCCCTGGCCGGCCAGGCACAGGCCGTCCGGTGAGGCATAGAGCACGCCGCCCTGCACGCCGACGATGGACCGGCGCGCGCTGCAGGACTGATTGCTGTCCAGCTTGATGGCCGTCATGCTGGCCGAGTGTGCACCGGTGATCAGGTACGGGTTGCCGGTGGTGCCCACAAACAGGGTTTGGTCGAAGACGCCAAAGCCCACCACCGGGTATTCGGTGGTGATCTGGTAATCCACGGGCCAGGCATAGGGCACGTAGGGCTCGCAGAATGCCACCGTGTTGTCGATGAACCCGGCCATGATTCCGTTGGGCATACCGACCAGGCCGCGCAGGAACGGGTTCACGCCAGATGTGGGCTTGTTCTCGCTCTCGTACTGCGCATCCATGCGGTAAGGCGGCGCCGTCCAGGTGAACTGCGGCTGCAAGCTGTCCAGCTCCTCGCTGGCCTTGTCGTCAAGGAACTGGCCCACGCCAACATCGAGCTCCGCCACCAGTTGCCAGGCCGCAGCAGTGGTCGACGTGTTGCTGCGGTAGATCCGCCACAGCTTCACATTGCGCGCCGCCAAGGCCTCGCCGGTCATGGCCCCGGGCCGCGTGATGGTCACTGTGTCATTGGCGTCCACCTCAACCATGTCGGTGATGGGCGATGGCTCTGACTCCTCACCCCAATCGGTCACAAAGGCCACCACATAGAAGCGCGAGTCCACCACGCGCTCCACCAGGCCATCCCCCACGATGCCGGATACGCCGCCTTGGCCGGTGAGCATGTCGCCCACCACCGCAGTGCCATCGATCAAGGCAGTGAACTGGTTGCCCAGCTGGGTGCCAATGCTGGCCACGATGGTGGCTGCCTTCTGCTGGATCTCGACCATGCGCGCGTTCAGGCTGTCAGCCTGAGATTTCGCATTGCTGTCGGCATTCGCATATTCCTGCAGCGCTTCGTTGTAGCGGTCCATGGCTGCGCGGTACTCGATCCATACGGGATTCTCCCTGGATAGATCGGAATCACCGCCGGAGCTGATCCACTGGGGCTCGGTCGGTGTAGTGGGCCGGACTGGGGCCGACGCTGGCACATCCCAGGACTTCGTCAGTGCCAGCGCGGCAAACTCCTTCACCAGCGAGTCCAGCTCATCCCGCAGCTTGGTCGCCGACGCCTTGGGCGCCACATATCCCTTGATCGCATCGACCAGCTTGCCGGCCTGTGCCGCCGTGAAAACGGCCTCACCGGAGCGATCCCCAGAGGTATCTGGGAACTGGTGCAGTACCAGGGCCTGCTCAAGCTCCTCCCAGCGGAACGGGTAGGCATAGGGCGCAGCCGACACCGGGATGGCCCAGCCGCCCGCATGGCTCAGGGCGCCCAGCTTTGTGGTGTTCATGCCTGTTTTGCTGGCCCGATCAGCCGTGACCACGGCATAGAGCATTGATGGATTGCTACCGGGAATGCCAGCTGGTAGCGTCAGGTCATAGTTTTGGCTGACACCCGCATAGGATTTGCCATCATCTCCCCAGCGCACCTTCAGCGCGTTACCTTCGTGCTGGATCACGGTGGCCAGGATGTCGGCGCGAATGGCATCCGCAAAATCGCCGTACATCCAGTTGTCCGCCTCCTCGGGCGTGAACTCGTCCACCACCTGCGCGGAGATCACCGGCTTGACTGGGCGGACCACCCCGAGCAGCCGGTCATTCCCGCGCGTGTCTATGGCGCGCGGCCGGGCGCTGCCATCGTTCGTGGTCTGGTAGGTGCGCTCTGTGGCCTCGTCATTGATCTGCCCTTTGACGAAAGACAGCTCCTGAGCGTAGGAGCGAATAGCTGCATTCGGGTCTTGAATAACTTCACCGCTGGCATTGCGGTGGAAGCGGTGCAGGCTCAGCGCACCCTGCACACAGGCTGAATGCCGGCGGTCCTTGCGCAGCGGCCGAAACTCATTGCTCGGCAAGAACAGATTGAAATTGGCCCGGGCGTAATTTGCGCCTAGGGCTCGGTCAGAGACGCTGGGCGCTTCCCCAGCAAAGGCGGACAGTTTGTATGTCGTCATGCGCCCATGCTTGCAGGCTTGGCACGCTTCTCATTCGTCGTGCCACGTTCTATCCCATCACCTATTGCTCTTCAGGTGCCGCGGCTGGTCTATCAGCAGACGGCTCAAGCACCGGCTTGGATTGCTCGAAGTCTTCCTTGATAAAGAGTGACCCCAAACCCGCCACCAAGATCACGGCGGGCAGTTGCTGCCCCAGTGCCTCGCCCGTGTCCAAGTCAATGAGGTCAATGCTCGACGCAAGCATTTCCGGCGTCACCGCCGTGTAAATAGGCGGCATAGGCACGTAGCGATACACCCCGTCCTCACCCATGATTTGCTCTTCCCGCTGCCAGAGAATGGAAGGGTCCTTGCCATAGGTGTTATCGAGCATCGCGGTGCGGACGCGGATGCGTGCTGCACCAGGGTAAATCGCAGGCTTATAGGGTTTCAATTCGTCTTGGGTCATATTTGGCTCCATTGATTGCAGTTACGGTTTCATTCTGAATGTTTGCCAACCGCTCCACACGCCGGTACTAAACGAAGTAGTGCGACGACTTGCGTAATCGTTATACACCGTCACTCTGAAATTACCAGGGCAACCTTGTCCATAGAACAAGGCAAACTCTTTAACAATTCGAGGCGTGCCTAAATCGATAGTTATAGTTCCACCGAGTCGGTTATCCCCTGCGTACTGTCCCTGATACCAGGAAGTGACAGTATTGTTGTCCACGATACTGGCAGTGCTGCCATACCATGTGCCATAGGATGCCCAAACCGGGGTCCCCGGCGTTGTTATATCAGGCCCGCCGAATGATTCATGCAGCTCAAGCTCATACAATTGAGGCGTTACGTGATTACCGGGCAACAGGCTATCAAACGTCAACTCCCAATACCTATAAGGCTGAAATCCTTTTCCGTACAAGTGACCCAGAGTAATCGCCCCAGAAGTAGGCACTCCAGAATCACAGCCATAATATGCATGAAGGCTATAACCGAGGCCAAACTCAGCATGTGCCTGAGCCATGGAAATGGGCCCAGAAGATGGCATAACCATTATTGATTACTCCTTTTTGAGCGCTTGCAATTCCACTACCACTTCTTTAAGCCCCTGAATGAGAAGTGGAACGAGTTTGGAGTAATCAACTGTCCGCCATTGGTGACCGTCATTTGCTTCATCTGGTATCGAACGGCCTACCGCCTCGGGCAACACGGCCTCCACTTGGTCAGCGAGCACGCCAACATCAGCCTGGCCTGGCTTGCCGATCAGTTCGGTCTTGCTGTTCCAAACAAAGCGCACACCGTCAAGCTTTGCGATCAAATCCAGAGCATTGGTGATAGGCACCACGTTGTCTTTGAGGTCCGGATCGGAATACGCCTGGATGTTTCCGGCAGCGACCATGTTTCCTGCTACATCGGAATACCAGGACCAGGCTGCCCGCGAGTAACCGCCAAGTCCAAAGTACCCATCCCCACGAATGCCCATGCGGATGGCGTAAGCGTCATGCCAGAAAGTCATGCCCGCCAGATTCCCGTCGCCCTGGGTAGCAGTGGAGCGCACAACGAAGCTGCCGTTGCCATCGCCGCCATCAGCTGCTGCGCCCGACATGATCAAACTGCGCTTCTGGCCGACCAGTTGACCTTGTAACGCCCCACCCGTGGCAGTCATCTTCGCATCGAGCGCTGCCTGCAGTCCGGAAACTGTTGAGATGTCCTGCACACCCGTATGCGTGGAACGGCTGCGTAGTGCTGCATCGCTAGCGTTCGCGGTAGCGCCTGCAGCCACGCCCGCCAGCTTGGCCTTCTCTGCCGTGGTGTAGTCTTCGGTGCTCAGGTCCTTGCCAACGGTTTTATCAATCTTCGCATCGAGAGCAGTCTGTAGATCGGCAACGGATGACATCGGCTGTGTGCCGGTGTGGGTACTACGGTCCCTGAGCTGCGCGTCTGTCGCGTTCTTGGTTGCCTGCTCGGCTATAGCCGCAAGCTTCGCGACCTCCGCATCAGAATAGTCGTTGCTACTTAGGACTTTGCCGGCCACCTTATCGACCTTGGCGTCAAGCGCAGTTTGCAAGCCGGTGACCGTGGAAATTGCTTGGGCACCTGTATGCGTGCTGCGATCGCGCAGCTGCGAATCGGCTGCATTCTTGGTTGCCTGCTCGGCGATCCCCGCCAGCTTTGCCACATCCGCATTGGCAAAGTCGTTACTGGATAGTCCTTTGCCTGCTACCTTGTCCACCTTGCCGACCAGGTCAGCGGCCGTAGCCATTGCCTGAGCAAAGCCTGGATTGGGGTAGGCACCTGACAGCACGCCGCCCGCAGCGCCTGACGGGGGCCGTGGATTGGTCAGTCGAGGGTCTGCATTCTGTGCAAACTCCCGCATGCTACCAGCGGTGACGCGCATTTCGATCATGTCCCCAGGCATGTAGGCCTGTCGCATGGTGCCCTCTTGGCCGCGCAGGACTGTGAGACGACATTCGCCCACCACCGAGTTATCCACTAGCGTGACGCGCATCACCTCAATATTGGATTCAAGTGAGCCCTCGCGTTTGTACGCCGTGAGCACATACCAGTCACCAGCCGCTGGCGAGATAAGCTGCCCGGCAGCGCCATCTGACACGCGCAGCACACCATAGTCCAGCTCGGTTGCGGGTGCCGAAGAAGCTGGTGCAGCCTTGACGGCCGCAATGAAGACCGTCTGAAAATTGTTGAGATATAGCTGTGGCATGACTTAAAGCTCCTTGATCCGGACGAAAAGCTCAACCTCCTTTTTTCGCCCGTCGTTTGTTTCTGGGCAGACACTCACCTGGTACTTCACCCCTGTCGTGCCGCCCTCATAGATCCACACCTTGATCCGCTGGCCCTGGATTGCGTAGCTGGGAGGCATTGGCATCGCGGGCTTCACGCTGATAGCGCACTCCACGATCTCATCGCCAGGTGGAAACCACTCTCCGAATTCGATGTCGTAGTCCTGAACGTCCGCCGGCTGTTGGGTGACGGTTCCTAAAATGGTCATGCTGTTACTCCGTCACATAGAAAACAAGCTGGCTGGCCTGCACGATGAAAACGCGGGAGTCCGGCGCCGGCTCATCGAATGGCAGACGCTTGTGGATCTCGGGGTTGATGTCGATGTAGGCGATGCCCTGGCTGTGCACTAGCGCTCTGCGCAGCACGCGAGCCGTGGGGACACCTTTCGCCCTGGCCTGCACCAGCGCGTGCAAGCGGGCATCAATGCGGTTGGCGCTGACAACGAAGGCTTGTGCCCTACCCTGCACGGGTGAGCGAAGCCATCGGCGCACATAGACAGTCCCGCTTGCGCTGGCCCGAACTTCGCCTTTGCTTTTCACAGGGCCTCGTATTACGCGGCGAGTGACAGGGGCGAATTTGGCGATGCCCAGAGCTTGAACTGAGCTGCGGGCAAGCACATGCGCTTTGATGGTGCTCTTGGCCTTGGCCACCACTTTGGCGCGTCCACGCACCGCTGGAAGCGTTACCTCAATCACCACACGGCCAGTCGCCGCGATCAACGACCGAACATCCACCCGGCCAAGAACCCCGTCGACAACAGCTCGCGCTTGGGCGGCGACCGCCAAATGCCCTTCGACCCTGCCGAGAATGCCGACTACAGCCGCCTTCGCCTGGGCCGTGAGCTTGCAATATGCAAGCACCCGGTCTGTAGTACGGATCCGGGCAACGCCTCGGGCGTCAACGCGCACGCGCACCACCGGGTCGGCCTTGCGCCCGTTGATCATTACGCCGTTGATGAGCCCTCGGTTCACGCCCTACTCCTCGCCGTTAGAGCAGCTGCAAGACAAAGTCACCAGTCAGGGCCTGGCTGTCCACCACGAACACATCGTTGATTTGCAAGATGCGCTGGGCTGCCAGTGGCTCGGAGTACATGAGCGTTGCCGTAGCATCGCCGGCCGAGTCGCCTTCAACAATGCCGATGTGGGTCACGGTGACAGGCGCACCAGTCACGGGCGGGAACTCGGCACGCGTGGCGTTGTAAGAGGCGCCATTGCCAGGTGCCGCGAATGCGCCGGTGGGCACACGCTGATACCAGGCTGCGGCCACCTCAGTGCCAGCGGTAAAGGCGTCCGTGGGGTCAGCAGTGAACAAGGCGTAGTATGGCGTGCGGATCGCAGGGAAGGCCTGGCCGCGCAGCGTGGCATTGATAATCGCGTTCGCCATGGAGGTCGAAAATCCAGACATGACAGTCCTTTAGGTTTTCGAGCACTCCAGCGCCCCAATTACAGTGATGCGTTCAGCGTGTCAGGCTTGGCACGCTACATGGCCGGGGCCATTTCGTTTGCAGCCTTGCTCTGCACGCCCAGGATCTGGTTGAACAGCATGAGGTGGCTGGCCGCCAGCTCCTTGTTGCCGCCGTATTCGGCATCCTTGCTCCAGGCGCGGAACAGCACGAAGTGGCGCAGCGCGTCCATCCAGCGCTCCGGGATCGAGGGCGCTTCGCTCTCGTCTACAAGGTCCGCGATAGCCAGCTGCACGACAGAGCGAACAACGGTCCCAGCAACGGCAGGCGGGTAGAACAGCACTTCGCGCGGGCTGCGGATGTCGTGCATGAAGTGCAGGACCTCACGCTGCGGGGCCTGCGCACGCCAGCCCGGCACAGTAGCGTCCAGCACCCACAAATCGGTTTTGGTGATCCGCTTGCGGGCCGTGTTGCCGTTGTTGGTTATGTCCATCAGGGTGTGGACGTTCGGCGCCAGTTCGTGCCGCCATCCCGAAATGGAAAGATCCAGCTCCTGCACCAACTGGTCGGGCCGCTGCTCGGCGAAGGTGCGCTGCGCGGCGTTGAAGTAGTCCAGCAGCTCCGGACGGGTCCAGCGCACATGTGTTTCGTCCTGCACCTCGCGTGCTACATCGCTGATCAATTGGGCAACGGTCAAAGCCATCGCGTTCTCCCGCGTGACACCCGGCCAGTGCTCGAGCGCCACACATCGGTGGAGCCCTGCTCAACCGCGCGCTGGAACAGCGCTACGGCGACGGCGGCCTGGTCGGGCAGGTAATAGGTGGTGCCGGGGGTGTTCAGCAGCTCAGCCTTGGCCCCGTCCCGAATCGCTTCGTGGTACAGCGTGCCCACGGTATCGGGCACCGAGGTGGCCCGCGTTGTGGGGACAAGGGACACATAGGCCTGCACAGGGCTGGAGACGCCGGATGCGCCCACCGTGAAGTTCCGGAGGTCGGTCGACACCAGGTAGGCGCAGCCGCGCTGGGCGTGGCGCCAGGGATCGGACGGCAGATCCCGTCCATTGGCCACACTGATGGGGCGACCGTCGCCGGTGGCGCGCTCGATGCGCAGCAGTTCTGAGCCCTGGGGCAAATCGAAGGTGTATTCCTTGAAGGCCTCGCCCGTCACCTCGACAGGCTCAAGCCACTCTTGCCAGGCACGGGTCTGGCGCAGGAAAGAGCGCGCAGCCCGGTTGATGCACTGGTAGATCAGCGGCACTGGCGCCGCTGGTGCCACCAGCTGCAGCTCAGGCAACCAGTTATCCCATGACGCCATGACTGCCCCTTACTTGGGTGCGCGGCGCACGCGGCCCGATGGCTTGGACTGCTCTTCTTGAGGCAAGCCGGTGCCGGTGGTGAAGTCATCGTCTTCGCCGTCGCCAGAGTCAGCGGGTGCGCTGGCTGCTGCCTTGCCGGTACGGGCGGACAGACGTGCTTGACGCTCTGCACGCTGCTTCTGGAACTTCTGCTCGATGTCGAATTCCTCTTCGTCCATGAAGCCCAGCACCTTCAGCTCGTCCACATGGCCTTCGTTCTCCACTTCGCAAGCCAGGGGCTCGCCCGTGAACTTGTAGGCAGATCCGTCATTCAGCACCACATTCAGGGTGCCATCCTTGCGCGCGGGCAGCGTTGTAAGCAGTTTCATATTCTTCTCCAGCGGTTCAAAAAGCCCCGGCAGCTCTCACACTGCCGGGGTAGGAAGGCCCACAGGGCCGCGCACATCAGGCGTTGGCGTATACCAGGTCGATGCCGAAAATGCCAGCGGCAGTGCCAGCGCCGGTGATCTTCAGAAGGATCTTGCGATCCACTTGGCTAGGGGTGACCTTGCCGAAGGCGGCCGGCACCAACTGCACATAGCCACCGGCCACACCGGTGTCGTTGTCCACGATCCAGGCTGCGCCGCCGTCAGCAGCATCAGCGCTGAAGTCGGAACCATCGGCATTGGCCAGGCCCACAGAGGCCTTGAACCCAGCACCCAGAGCGGCAGGGGCGCGCACGTAGAGCGTGACTGGCAGCGTGCCGGCGGGCAGCGTGCCAATCTGGCCGATGACGCCAGCGGCATGGTCGGCCACCGCGATAGGCTGGCCGAACTGGGAGCGCACTAGCTCTGGACCGCCAGGGGTGATAGGGTTCTGGTGACCGGCGGCCACCGCGCTCAGTTGCTTGAAAGCAGGCATTTCTTTCTCCTTGCTTGGTTGAGGGGCGCCGGCTTAGCGGCGAGCGGCCGCAGTGTCCACCGCGAACAGACCCTGGTCGTGCGCGACACCATCCCAGTCGAAGGTGGACTTCTTCACGCCGAAGATTGACGAGGTGGTGATGATCACCTGGTTGCCACGGTCGGCGGTTTCTTCGTGCCAGCCGTAGCGCATGCCAGTGCCAGGCGAGCCGAATGCGATCACACCAGCCTGAGCACCCATGAACAGTGCGCGCGCGGTTTCGACGTTGCCGCCAGCACCGTGGTTGTTGTGACGGATCACATTGCGGTGGCTGTGCAGGATGACGTTGCGGTGCATGCCCAGCGCCTGCTTGAACAGAGGCGACTTGGAGCCCAGCGCACCAGCGGCGGCCTTTTGCAGGTCCATCCATTCGCCGGTGGCGGTGTTGTTGCGCAGGTCGTCTTCCTGCCAGGTGTGCATCACCATGACATAGACTTCTTCGCCGTCCACCATGCAAGGCTGCATTACGGGCACGTTGGTAGCACCGCCGCCTTGCACATCAGCGCGCGTCTTGGCAGCACCGATCACCTTCAGGCTCATCTTGTCGGTAGCGTCGATGTTGGCCACGGCCGTAGCATCGCCGCCGAACAAGTGCGCGTACACCGAGGGTGCAGTCAGAGGGTTGCCGGCCCGGCCCTGGTAGCCCAGCGGCAGCAGGAAGTTTTCATTCACGCCACGCGAGCCAGACAGGTAGGTGAAGTTCAGCTCATCGTGGAAACGGCCCCACCAGCTGGCTTGCTGGGTCTTGGCGCGCTCACGCAGGTTGTGCAGCGTGCGCTTGCGGGTCATGCGGCCGCCTGTGTTCACACCGCCGCGCGCCTGGTCGATGTACAGCTGGTCGGTGTAGAAGCGCTGCGCCTCTTCTTTGCCTTCCAGCGTGTCATCGCCTTCGACCGGCGCCATGCGCAGTTCGGCCAGCAGGTCATAGGTGATCAGGTCGCCCTGTTCCGATTCGAGATCGGTGAGCACCTGGATAGGCACGCGGGCACCTTGGCCCACGGCAGAAAACTTCTTGCCGAAGTAGGAAGCCTGCGAGGCTTCGAGAGTCAATTCGCCGGAGAAGCGCTTGACGGCACGGGGGCTGTTCACGCCCACAATGGTTTTACCCATGGATTGCTCCTAGTGGTTGCGAGCACTCCAGCGCCCCGGTTTGAAATTCATCAGCCCCATGGTGTGGGGCCTGACAGAAGCTACGATGGCAGGCTTGGCACGGGCCTTGCAGCTGCTGTGTTCTTTTTGATGACGGTGTCAGAGTCCGCCGAGATGGCCATACGGGCGGTCTTGCCCTTCTTGTATTCCAGCTCGATGCGCACGCCGCCGATGGTCAGCACGTCACCCGTGCGCAGCTCCATGGAGATGCGCCGGGTTTGGGGGGTCTTGTCAGCCGAAGTCATTGCACCCTTCAGGCCGAGCGCAGGTAACGCGCGTGCTTCTCGGGTGAACGGGTCTTCAAGTCCGACAGCGCGCGCTCATATTCCAGGCCTTCCAGCTTGTCCAGCTCGGCAAATTCATTGCTGATCGGATCGGCATCACCTGCACCGCCTGGCACATCGGCCAGGGTGTTCACCACCTTGGAGGTGTCGGGTTTGCGGTTGACTGCTCCGGGCTTGGCCGCCGTGGTCGGAATGCTGTGCAGCACCACCATGCGCTTGTGCGCTTCTTCCAGCAGCCAGCGCGAGGCGCGGTTTTCGTTGCCTGGCTGGGCCGCTATGGCACGCAAGAACGTGTCAAATTCCGCCTGCTTGGCCGTGTCCTTGGTGTAGTCGATGATGCCCAGCTCGGGAGACTTGGCGGCATCGGCGACAAAGGTGTTGATGGCGTCCAGCCAAGCATCGGCTTGGGACTGTTGGCGCATCTCTTCGGCGATGCTCGCGCGGTTCTTCAGGTCGCGCAGGCTGTCGCGCTTGTCTTCCAGCTCATCGAGCTTCGCCTCGTACTCATCGGCATCGATGTCGCCATCGTTGAGGCTGCGGCGCAGGGCGTGCATGGCCTTGCGATTGTCGGCCAGCTGCGTGTCCAGGTCATCCGGGACTGTAACCGAGTAGCCGCCCTTGGCTTTCGCCGCTGGCGTCACCGCATCCTTGCCAGCTGCACCAGCATCTTCGTCGGGCTTGTCGGTAGGTTCAGGCTTCTTCTCGGGCTCGCCACCTTCGGGCTTCTTGTCAGCTTCGGGCTTCTTGTCAGCTTCGGGCTGCTTGCCGCCATCGGGCTTGCCACCCTTGTCAGCGTCGTCGCCGTCATCAGGCTTGTCCTTGCCCGCCTTGTCATCGTCGTTCTGATCGTCGTCGTTGTCGTTATCGTCGTTGTCGTCGCCGTCCAGTGGACCCTGGCCCAGGGCCGCCAGCGCAGCGGCGTTGTCCGCGTCGGCGTCGTAGTCGTCGTCCTCCAGAGCTTCAAGCTCTTCAGCGGAAAGCAGACGGTTGCGGTCTTCGGTGGTCATGATGTGCGCTCCTATTGGTTTGCGGAAGGTGCCACGACAATGGCAGGCTTGGTACGAGGCCAGGCCTCCTGCATCAGTCGCGCATCAGCAGCGTGCCCTTCAGCTTGGCGCGCGATTCCTGCACCACCTTCTGCCAGTCTTCCACCTGCAGCTGCCATTGCTTCGAATACGGCTGTGCAGGTTGTGGCGTACTCTGCGAGGGCGGGTCGGGCAGCGTCAGTGATGCGCTGGGGGAGCTTGGCGAAGTCGCCGCGCAGCCCTGCAGCAGTGCCGCGCACATCAAGAATGAGGGTGCCCAGCTCTTGCTGCGCTTTGGCGTTGGCGCTGTTGCCAGCTTGGAAGTTGGATAGAGCATCGGTAAATCCTTTCTGAAAACCGGCCATGTCGCCCAGCACCTGCCGGGCCTCTTGCAGATCCTGGCCAGATGCATCCAGCTTCAGCCGGGAGATCTGCAGCTCGTAGCGGTTGGCCTGCACATAGGCGGCACCGGATGCACCGATGGCCAGGGCCACGCCGGCGGCAATGAGGTGGCTGTAGATCACTGCCCACCCCCTGCCACCGTCTCAGCACAGCGAGCCAATGGCACATTGCCGAGCCGGTGGTCTACCCATCCAACAACGAAGGTGGGCATGCCAAGGCGCATGTAGTGCGCGCCCTGCTGCACGTCCACCAGCTTCAGAACCATCTCGCAGGCCTTGGCCCGGCCTCGCTTGCGCTCCAGCGCCTGGTATGCGGCCAAAGTGCGGGGGCCCAGCTGGCCGTCTACGGTCAACATGGGATAGTCTTGGCCCCCGCGATTGAGCTGGTTCAGGGCTTCCTGGAACCAGCGACTGGCCCGCCCAGCTCCCGCGTTCACGCCGGCGTCTACCAGCTTGTGGCCCACCGCCGGCGAGATGGCTATAACCCGGTTAAAGCCTGGCTCGTTGATGTAGTCCTGGGAGTAGATGTCGACAGCCACCGCCTTTGGCAGCTGCTCCATAGGCCCCTGGTAGCCGTGGTCGCGGGCTACCTTTTCAGTGATTCCGTGGTTGGTAGCCCCACCTGGATCCTTCGGGTCATTGACGAACCCGCCTTCGACCGCGAACAGGGCGCCCACGATTGCCGCCGCTGCTGCCAGGGTGGAGCCCCAAATTTTGGCCTTGTCGCTCATTCGTCGACCTCCAGCACACCCAGGTCCGTGTCCCGCTCCGGCGCATAAATGGGGCGCCCGGTCGAGCGCATCAGATCGATACGCATCTGGCGCTCGCTTAAACGCAGCTCGTGCTCCTTCTGGCGCCGCGCGTCATCAGCACGACGCAGCTTGGAGGCCTCACGCTTGTAGTACCAGGTGATCAGCAGGCCACCGATAGCAACCATCGCGCCAACGATCCCGAAGAATTCGTTGGATGTGAACCACCCTAGCCCTGTCATGCCCGCTCCCGCCATTGATACTTTGTTGCCGGCTGCAGCAACGTTTTCAACGGTTTCAATCCTGAATGCCATTGCCACGCCCTTCAAATTGGTTGAGTTGTTTGTTCATACCGTCCATGCGCTGACGGCTGGCGGCCTGGATCTCGGCCACGCGTTCACGCGAATCCGCCTCGATGCGGGCCACCTGCAGCCGCACATCGCCGTCGCTCTTGATCTGTAAGGTCTTGTTGGCCAGGTCCGCCTGCGCCTTTGCCAGCTGCTTCTGCACTTGGCCCAACTCCATGTCGGCGTCGCGCTTCACCGTGGCGGCCACCCCCTCCATTTGCTGGGCCAGCTCAGCATTGCCGCCGCCCGTGCGCAGCTGCTCGGCCTCGGCTTCCAGCTTCTGGGCGCGGGCATTCACCTCGCGCACCTTGGCCACCTGCTCCTCCAGCGCCGCGCGCGCCTGCTGCTGCTGCAGCTGCAGGGCTTCGGCCTGGGCTTGCATCTGCTCCTGCATCTGCTGCTGCTCTTCGGGCGTCAGCGGCTTGTTGGGGTCGCGCTCCCCCGTCAGCTTGCGCAGCTCGTCCGCGATCGCATCGTTGTTGGGCAGGTCGCTGTATTCCATGGCGATGGTCAGCAGGCGCATGGCTGCCTCGGGAGGCATGCGGCCGGCCATCTGGTTCAGCGCATCGAACATCACCTGGCGCAGGGTGCCCGAGTAGTCCTGCTCAGACACTACGAAGTCGGCCAGGCTGGCGGTGATGTCGTTCAGGTAGCGCACCGAGCCATCTGGCTGCTGCTCTGGCTGGTTGACCTTGACCCACTCCAAGGCGCCACGGTGACCCGTCAGGCGGATCACCTTTTCTTCCGTGTACCACTGCTCCACCAGAGAGAGGAGCTTTTCGCCCTGCACCTGCACTGCAAAGCGCAGGTTGTCGAATGGCTGGGTGGTCACCACACTGCCCTGCATCTGCCGGGCCTTGATGGCCTCGCCGCTGCTGGCATTGGTCTGGCGGCCCAAGTTCTCGTTGGAAATACCCGCGTTCTTCTGGATGGCTTGCGCATCCAGGCTCATCATCTGGACCTGGCCGGCAGCCAGCTCGCTGTCGCGGTGAATCTCCAGCTTCTTGCCATCCTTGTACAGAATCACGCCGTCCGGCATATTTGCCTCGTCACGTGTTTCGTTGATGTCATCGACCGCGCCATGCTCAGCAATGATCTGGTTGGTGCTCAGAGTGAACAGCGCCTTGCTGGCACGCTTGTTCAGATCCATCTGCAGATCACGCACACGGCGCACAACGCCATAGGGCATGCGGTCCCGGCCGCGCCGGTAGCACCAGATGGGTGTCAGGGTGAAGGTGTTGTGGCGCATGGGCATAGGACCCATGGCCAGCAAGCGCTCTTCGGTCATGACAGCCACATGCATTCGCATCACCACGCAGTCAGTGATCGAGCCACCAAAGGCCATCACCACCGCATTCAGGGCTTTGTCCCACTCTTCGATAAAGGAGCCCTTGAATGGGCCGCTGGATACCACACGCGCCGATACCGGCATGCGGAACTGCGCCTCGATCAGGCGGACACGCTTGCGCGGCTCACCGCCCAGGTTGCCCCGGCCCGAGGACAGGAATCTGCCCGTGGTATCGCTGGTGTGCGAGCCTTTGACTTCGCCCTGGTAGTAGAACTCGTCCTCAGTCCACTGCGTGGCGCTGTACTGGTCATCGTGCATCGAGGCGCGCTGCAGGATGTCTGCCCGCTCCGGGTACATGGCCATGGCCACGTCTTCATCCGTCCAGCGGGAGCGGAAGATATATCGTGCATCGGACAGGTCGGGCTCCAGCGAGAACGAGTCGTGGATGACGTTGCGCCAGTCCTCGTACTTGTCGTAGATCACGTCTTTGGTGGGGTCGTTGCGCACGCCAGAGTCCACCCAGCCGATGCCTACCTTGACAGCATCCTCGAAGGCGCGGGAGCGGTTGTACTGGCTACGGTTCAGGTCCGTAACGTACTTCAGGACCTTTGTTTTGACATCGGCCATCTCCACGTCGTCTTCGGTGCGCGGCAGCACCTTCCAGTCCACGCGCGCCCGGCGCTCGGTGCCAATGAGCCAGTCCACCATGGGGGCCACCTCATTGAACACCAGCGGGGCCTGGCCGCGCTCCTCCAGCTCGGCCGCGTCGGCGAAGTCCCACTGGTCCCCGTCATAGAAATCGTGGTCCACCGCCATCTGCATGCGGTTCTCGGCCTGAATCTCGCGCTCACGGTAGTACCAGCCCATAAGCTTCTGGTGCCACTTGCGAGCCTCCGGACGGTCCAGGATGTGGGCTGGCTGCTCGCTGACATCTTCCGTGGCACCCTCATCCACGTTGACGACGTTCTCACCAGGCGCATAGCCACGGTTGGCGCGGAATTCGATATCAGGCATATTCCGCCCCCTTGTCTTCTGGCAGGGTCAGGGCTTCCCGGGCCACTTCCTTTCCGTCCTGCTTGACGATCAGCTCACCGAACTCGCGCGCGGCTGCTGGCTTGTTCCAGACAGGCTCAGACGGCATGCGGTACAGATCGGGCAGGCCTTCGTTCAGGATGGTGGCCACTCGAACCCAGTTCGCCCGGCTGGGCTCGATGCCCAGGACATCGCAGGCGACCTTGCACTGGCTGGCCAGGTACTTGGGGTCGTCGTACTCGTAGGCCGCGCTCTCCATGAGCACGTACCACGGCGACTTCGAGCGGTAAGCAGGGATCAGGACCAGCGCCCGCTCGGCGTTGATCCAGGTATACACGGCGAGCAAGTCCCCGTGCTGGCGGTGAATGTGCGCTTTGCGCAGGTCGATACATGCAGGCATGCCCGCCACAGTGGCAGGCTTGGCACGCTATCGAACCATTGCACCGCCGCGCCGGCGCAACGCCTTTGCGCTGGTGGTGACGCCGTTGTCCATCAGCGGCACGGCCTGGCCGGCATAGCGCCACACGTCAGCACCGTGGCTGGCGTCATCGTGCAGCGGCGCGCCTGGCTGCCCGGTGCGCGGGTCGATCATCCGTTTGTAGCGCTTCATGCAGTCCAGGAACACATCGCACTCTTCCTCATCGATGTAGGCCTTGGGGAAGAGCGACCGCGCCAGGCGTATGCCTGCCTCGATGCCAGACACCGGCAGCACATGAGATGTGCGGCCCATGTCCTGCATGATGCCCTCCACGGTCGTGCCGCTCTTGTGGTCACCGGTGCGCGCGTCGTGCGGCAGAAAGTCGGTGCCCCAGATCACATCCCACTCGTTCTCCAGCTGGATTACATAGTCCTCGACCGTTCGATGGCTGTCCTGGTAGTAGGCGATGCAGCGGAAGTCCATGTGCGTGCGCTGAATGAGCAAGATGGCCATGTAGTCGGCCCAGCCCAAGTCCCACACGGTATGCACGGGCAAACGCGGGTCGTAGCTGACACGGCACACGCGGCCCTGCTGATAAAGCTTCTCGATCTCCTTGGCGTAGATCGCGCCGGCCGCAGTCCGCTTGGGCTTGCCGCCCCAGATATTTGCGTAGTTGTCGGGATCAAGCAGCTTGCATTGGCGGCGCTCCAGGTCCAGCACATGGGGAAACCACGGGTTATCCCGCCAGTTGATCTCGCACAGCCAAACATCAGCGCGCTTGGTCTTGATGAAGCGGCTGTATGTCTCGTCCGTCTCCATGTCCGGATTGAGGGTCATCCAGATCTCGCTGCCCTCCTTCCGGATGGTGGGCGTGAGCACGTCCCAGGACTTCTTACTCACGCTGTGCGCCTCCTCCACCCAGACGATGTCCACGCCTTCAAAGGACTTGATCGAGTCCACGGTGTGGCTCTGCAAACCGCCGAACAGGAAAAGGGAGCCATTGGCGCCCCGGATCTCCGTGTCCAGCACCTCAAAGAACGATTCCAGGCCCAGCCGCACAATGGCATCCTTCAGCAGCCGGTGCACCGAGTCGCGCATGGACTTCTGAATTTCGCGGGCGCAAAGGATGCGCAGCGGCTTCTCTGCCGCCATCACCAGCAGTACCGAAGCCACCGACCAGGACTTACCACCACCCCGGCCGCCGTACATCACCTTGTAGCGGCAGGGCAGCCAGATGTCGGCCATCTTCTCCGGCAGCTGCAGCCGGGCGTGTGGCGGCTCAATCATCGTCATCGTCCACCGGTGCAGGCTTGACGAACTCCACCGCGATGCGCGCGCCGGCCTGCGCAGCGGTCCTGGCCAGCTCCTTAGAGTCCATACCGAAGGCCGCGCGCTCCAGGTCCACCAGCTTGGCCAGGCTCTCGGCCAGCACCTTCATGGTCTTGGAGCGCTCGGGCAGGGTGATAACAGCCTGGTACAACTCGTTCAGCTTGTCGCGGCCCTTGTCGTCTGGCTTGTACAGCAGCTCGCCCAGCTGCTCCAGAAGTTGCACAGTCTCTGGATCGGTCTGCAGCTCCAGCTCGTCCAGCAGCGCATTCGTCACCTTCCGCGCCCGGCTGATGTCACGGCGGTGGGCCAGCCTGATGTCGGCCACGGCCTGCGCATTGGCGTCCACCACCTCACGTTCGGACGCAGCTCTTTCCGCGCGTACCTCTTTGCGTACCGCCTCTTTGCGTACCAGCTGCTCTGCCTTGTCCTGGATGCGTTCCGACAGGTCACGCGTCCACTCATCACGCTTGGCGCGCTTACGGATTGCCCCCTCACTGATGCCATGCTCTGCGCCGATCTGACGCAGGCTCTTGATCCCAGCCCGGTAATCCAGCTCGATCTTGTCCCAGTCCGCAGGGGCTTGTGGTTTCTCTGTGCTCATGCGGGCAACTTGGCATGCTTGGCACGCTTACGGGCGTGCGCACCAATGAAAAAGCCCCGGCAGCAACGCACGGGGCTTCAATTTCCGGCCAGCGACCTTCTACAGCAGCTCGTACCGCATCACGGGCTTGCGCCCGGGCAGCTCAACCGCCACAGCCTTCACAAGCTGGCTCTCCTTTAGGTAGACCAGCGCCCAATCCACTTCCCCCTTGGAGCGGCCCAGGGCCAGGACCAGCTCAGAGTGGTAGTAGCTGCGCTTGGGGCTGGCCCGCAGGAAGCGCAGAAGCACATCGGTCCCGCTACCTGGCCGGATCACGCCCGGCGGCCGTGGGTTGTGCGCCCGGCTCCTCGGGGGCTCGGCCCTCGAACCCAGCTGACCAGCCATCCAGCTGATACCGTCACCGTTCAAGCACATCAGCAACCTCCTCCAGCATTGGCAGATCCTTTGGCCATTTGCCCATCAGCACCAGGCGACGGCGTGTATCCGCGCCCCAGGCTTCGGCCACCAGGGCAGCGGCTGCCTTGGGGTACAGCTCGTATTGGTCGAACTTCGGGTGGCACCCCTTCACACCCGGCCGGTCACAGCACAGCGCAAAGCAGGTGCGGTCGTCGGTCTTGAGGCCCGCGCCCTTCCCGTGGTTGGCGTGCGCGGCCTGGCTGTATCCCACGATTCCGCATGCGCAGCATGGCAGGCTTGCCACGGCACGGCGGTAGTCCTCATTGCGCAGATGCTCTCCCTTTTTGATCGGTGGCACCGTGGCGCCGGCCGCGCTCGCATAGTTTGGGGCGCTGGCCAGAGGCTGGTGCACGGTCTTGGGCGCAGGGGCCCAGGCGGTTTGCCTGAATCCTCCGCGCTTCATGCCGTGCACCTCAATGCAGCTGATGCGACCATCACAGCCGCCGTCATCAGCAGAGCCAGCAACAGGACGCCTGCAAGCCCGCTGGCTAAGCACTGCGACTCTTCTGCCGCAGGTTCCTCACGCGCGACGCCATAGTCCACGTCATCTGGGCCGGGGACATCCTCCCAGCGCTTGCGTGGCGCTGGGCCATGCCTTTCGGTCACCACCACGGTCCTGCCGTGGAGCTGCGTCGTCCAGATCTTCACCACGCTGCGCGTCATAGCACGCCTTTCACCAGGCGCCGGGCATACCCCAGCTTCTGCATCACCACCATCACATTGCTCTTGTAGTTGTGGGCCAGCGTGCTTGCACCTGCACCGCGCTTGTGGTCCAGGTACATGTTCATGATCCGCATCGGGGTCCAGTGGGAAAAGGTGCCCTTGGCCTGCCGGTGCAGATAGTGCTTGTAGACCTGCTTGGCCCATGGGATGCTGATCTGGTACTCCTCGGCGATCTGGGCCCAGGTCATGCGCCGCTCCACGCAGCCGGCCAGCTCGTACAGCTGCGCGTCGTTCCATTCCTTCATCCGGCTCATTCCCCGAAGCTCCTCAGGACGGTTTCGATCATCTCGATGCGCTGCGCGGGCCCCAGGTGCTTCCACAGGGTTGCGCCGGCGTGCTCGCTGCGCAGGAAATTGACGGCGTCCGCGTGGAACTGCTCCATATCACCCTGCTCCAGGTTTGCGTAGCTGATGGAGCGCGGCACCGGGATCACGCCGCCCTTGGGCCCCGGATACCAGTCGACAAAGCTTGCGCCCACCTTCAACCAGGTGCGGAAGCTCTCGAAGTCCTCGAAGCGCTCCTGCGTCTCGAAGACCGCCTGCTCCATGGCCATGTGCTTGCGGTGATACCAGCCCAGCCGCGGCTGCACGGTCTTGATTTCGACCATTTCACCGGGCTCCAGGCGCATCAGGCGGTTCCACAGGCGGCGCCACTGGCTGCGGCCACGCTCGCCCAGGCCATCCACGATGCCGAAGATGACCCGGCGCGCCACTGCGGCGTCCTGTTCGCTGATCTGCACAGCTTCCTGACGAACAATCGTGATTTCAGGCATGTCGCACCTCCACTTTCACCATCCCGCCAATATCCCCAGCACGCTCAATGCCGAGGCTCCAATGCTTGTCATCCACTCCCAGCACGTCGGCCAGGCCATCAAGGCCGGACTTCATGCGCGCCAGGGCGTTGTCCAGGTCGAAGGCGCGTCGCGTGGGCGGGTAGAACGTGAGGTGCACATGCAGCTTGTCGGCGGCCAGACGGCGAACACCTTGGGCCTGAGCCTGCAGCGCGCACGCAGCGCGGTAGGCCTTCTTGGCCTTGGCCAGGCGCGTCCAGTGAACTCGAGCATTCGGGCTCAGGTCCTTGGGCGGCCAGGGCAGCGTTACACGGGCGATCACCACATTGGCTCCAGCTCCGCCGCCGGCGGCCGGAACCCCTTGGCCTTGAGCTCGGCCCGCACTGCCTCCCGCATCCCCGCCCAGGCCCCGGCCGCTTGCGGATTGTTCTCCAGCCGGGCGGCCTGCTCCCTGCTGTATTGCCACCACCCCGGCGTCATGGCCAGAGTCACCAGCCAGTCGCGTGTTTTCTGGAATTCGGTCATTTTTCTTATGCATCTGCTGCGTCCATCTGCGGAGTCATGCCACGCGAAAATTTCAGGTTGCCCAGGCTGTTGCGCTCCAGATAGCCGTGACGCAGCAGCCAATCGATGTGGTACTGCGCGGCGTTGG